TTTGCCTTTACTCATAGTTCTTTTCTAATTAAATGTTCTGATTTAAAACCTAAATGTTTTAGTTTTCTTAACCATCCTTTCCTGCCACCGCCATATAATCTTTTACAACCAGCGGCTTTTGCAAATGCCTCTAAGGATGGCAACATATCCTCTAACTCCTTGTAATCACCACCACAAAATAGCAAGTTCATTGCTGTATTTTGAGGGAATACTACAAATTCAGTTATCATAGCCGACTTCTTAGCTGGCCATAAATGGAATATTCCATGTCTTATTTTATCCTCTATATCGTCTATTGTATAGGAATCTTGATGTTTGATAGCTTTTGCTATATATGGCTTACAGCGTTCCCATTGAACTTCCCATTCTTCGGGTTGTTTCTTAATGGGTGTGACTTTATTAGTCGCCTTTTCCATATTCAATAATACTTAAAACCAAATGAATGTTTGCATGATTAACTTGTGCTTTTATGATTTCGCCTTGTTGCAAAATAATTCCTGCATTGGTTTGTAATTCTTCAGTAGCGTGTGCGCCTATGTTTTTTTGTTTATAGATAAAAAACTCATTAGAGCTAGTATCTGTTATAGATACATCTAAATTGGTTTGTTGATTACCATGGTCACAAGCTAAAAAACTTTTAACAATAGCAAAATCAAAGTCACCACCGCTAGGTGCTGTATAGATAGTTTGCTGTGTGGTAGCTGTAAAAGAATACTTAACATTGGTTGCCCTTTGTATGTACTGTCTTTGTGAGGATAGATCCATTATCTTCTGCCTCTTTGTTTAACATCTAAGCGTATATTACCCACCTGAAAGTCTTGTGTGGTACTGCCTGTGACTGTCATTTGTACTTGTCGTGCTGTAAATCTTGCATCAGTATAGCCATCATTTTCAAAAGTAAATGATCCAAAGTCCGTAACTGGGCCTAATGGAGTAAATCGACCTTTGAAACTGAGGGTAACGCCAGGTAAAGAGTTAGCCTCTTCGTCTGGTAATATTTGATTGCATTGCACATAGTTATCACCATTGCCTATTTGTATAGGCCCTGTTTCGCAAAATGGTACTTGTGAGTTTAGATTAGGTGAATTATCTAATGTGGTTGATTCATGTTCATAAACAAAACCTTGAGAGTCACCAGCTATCGGATAAGTAAATGCACCTTGGTCAATCCAAAAGCCTCTGTCCATAGAACCAATAGACCAAACATTAGAGTTGTAATTCCATATTACATATTTGTTAGAAGTGTATTGTGAGTCACCGCTTGGGAATCCCCACCATATTTCATTAAAGTTAGAGTTATGTCCGCCCCAACACGCGCCCCTGCCTGCTACATTGATTTGGTCAAAGACATAATCATGTACTTCGCAAGGTAATTCTCTAACACTACCATCGTAAATATAAAAAGCGTTTTCACCCATCCATGCAAGGAAGTTACCAGTAGATACAACTGTTCGAGAACTAATTGATTTACAGTTAGTACCTGCATCGGCTATACCATAAACAAAAGGTGATCCAGCATAAAACATTCTGTTAATACCAGTATCACTAAAAATGATAACATCGGATCTATATTTAACACCAAACAAGGCTCTACCGCCTGTAGGTATTTGTAAGTCTCCTGCTGTGTTTGTGGCTTTCGATGTCCAGTTGTTACGATCTTCCCTGTTTGACCAAGCAACCTTCCTAGGGTCATCTGACGAGCCTATAGCCACTAAATGTCTTTCATTGGTGACTAAGGTTGATAAGTTGCCTGTGGGTGCGTTGGTTACAACTGTTGCTATGGTATCGGCTGTACCGCCTGAGTTTGGTCGCCATTTGTAAATCTTTCCATCTTTAGAAAAAGTAAAGACTAGATCTTCACCCCAGTTGTCAAAAGAAAAATAACCAGCTTGTAAAACTAAGCCTGATTGACTCCTGGCATCACCATAGTCTTCTTCACCATAATGATATGCACCAAAGCCTAATGGATCATCACTTGCATCATTAACAAAGCCTACTGGTGTGATATCTGTCCAAGTATTGTCATACAAGACATATACTTTTTCTCTTGTACCGACTCCCAAAACATTGTTACCAGCATTATCTTTATAACCATAAAGACCTATGATAGCTCCGTCTAATGCTGTTGCTTTGAGTTTTTCCCACCCGCCAATAGGTTTTAGATATCCGTTTTCAAAACGCACCAAATCACCATCGACCCAACGCCCTTTATTGGCGTAGTCTGTGCCATTGGTTACGATTCCTGCGGGGGGTGTTATTGGAAATAATGCCATAGCCTTATTGTATAAGACCTCGCTTTATTAGTCATTAACTAGATGGAGGTGTTGGCCATTCTCCTAATGGTCTAACAGGTGGTTCAGCATCATTGTATTCATACAAGGCTGCTAACTCATCAACTGTGGTACAAGCATCAATTTTGCTTTGCATATCTGCTGCTGTGCTTCTGACATCAGTTCTAAAAGTAGTCCAATCAGCAGGAATAGCTGTACCAGCTTCCTGTTCTCTGACCACATACCAATCGTTAGGCTGTAATAAACCATAGGCTTGATTGATAATCACTTGCTTGTGATTCCATTTAAGACCATGAGTTTTTACATCTCCAACTGACTTTCCTTCTGGTATTAAACCATCTTCCTCATCTTGAGATGTATAAGTTGTATCGTCTAAGTTTTTAGCTGTAGCTGTACCATAAGATGCAGTTACCACATCGTTAGCGAAATCAAAAGATTGATTGGTGTTGATGTAATAAGATGGATTTTTAAAGTTGCTGTTATCGACAACCACTTCATAAATGCCTATTGCTTCAAGTTCATCGCTAGACCAAAGCATAAAGATATTTTGTGGATAAGATACATCCCCAATGGTTATTGCTTTAGGTCTGGTGTAAACCTTACTTACTTGATTGTTTTCTACTAATGCCCACATATTAATTCCTATTATATATTATCTTGCTGTTGTTGGTATACCTGTTGATGTTGTGAATGGATTTTCTGCAAATGCCATGTAGATTATATTTTCTCCTGATTTATTAATATGGTCATAATCACCTCTAAGTTTAAATCCGTTAGAAAGAATATCAAACAAAGTTTCTGTAGTGTAGGTTATCTCAGCGCTGGCTAAGTCTGCAAATAAAAGTTTGCCAGCAACATTATTAGGATTTCTTTTATTATCAATAATATGCCAATGGTCAACTCCTGAGTCTATATTTTTAACCATAATCCAAGCAGGTTTAAAACCTGTATAAACAAAAGTACCATTTGCATTTCCATTACCGACATACTTGCCAAACTTGCTATAGCCTTGTTTTTCTGCGAAGCAGTAGGCAATCATATTATTACCACTAACATTGTTTGCATAACCAGCACCACCATTATCACCAATGACTCCAAAAACTGTACTGCTTGGTGCAGTAGAACTCCAATAATTACTTATACTTCCTTGGGCAGCATTGCTACTAAGTTGTAAATATTTACCAGTACCTAAAGGTTCGTGGTACGAAACCCAAACTGCTGTAGAATCTCTGTCCTTAACTATTATTGTTTTTGGTGCAGAACCTAATCCGTGTCCGATTGTTTGACTGCTTCCTGTTGTATTGCCAGTCCATGTAACAATACTAAAACCAGCATCAGTATTAGCTTGTACTGTAGAAGTAATAGAGCCATCCGTATTGCTTGAGGTCGTACCACCATTGGCTTTCCATTGCCAAGCTACATAGTTATATGCATTAGTGTTTACAAGACTGGAAGTGCCTAATGAAAAGCCATCACTATTGAAAGCTGTAATCCTATCTGCGTGTGATTCTTCAGCAGCAGTTGAGTTAGAGTAAAGTCTTTTGCTAGTTCCTCTTGTGGAATCTGTTAATGCATTAAAACTACTATCGCTTCTTGATTTTATCCATAGCAAATCAGGTTGTAAATCGCTATTGCCATCATTGGTTATGGATTGTGTAGAACCATTACCAGCGTATGTAGCAGTCTGAAAATATGCAGATGGGTCGTCTATATTTGTATAAGCCATTATCCGTACTCCGCTAAGTTTTTAGTGCATAAGGCGTAGTAGCCTGATGGGGGTGCATATTCAAAAGTTCCGTAGCCATTTTCGTCTGTTGCTGCACTTGAGATTGTTCCTGCTGTATAACCACCATAGTTAGTAAGAATTATTCCGTCACTAGTATATCCATACGCAGAACAACCTATACCAACTGTTTTATTTGAATCAAAAGCCACACCACCTGTTCCAGTTGCACCGCTTGTTGGCACACCTGAGTTTTGCCAAGTTCCGTT